AGGTAGTCTGCGAACCCGTCGCAGCTGGCCTGGCAGATCCCACGGAGACCTTGCGCCCATGGCTGGCGCCACTGGTGGGAGTAGCCGGTATGGCTGGCGCAGAACTCTAGGATCCGCTGCCAGATCTCAGCAGGGACCATGGCAGGGTCACCCGCAGCGCCGAACCGGACGGCCCGGCCGGTGAACAGGTGCCAATCCTGACCGATTGGCTCATAACTGCCCCGGTGGTAGGCATTCCACACCGACAGGGGAGCATGAAACCACTTGACGTAACAGGTGCCGTTATTGGCCCCGGAGTGGGGACAGTCGCCGCAGACACTGCGGCCCCGGTCGTCCTTGAATGCTTCGTTTGGCTTGACATCCCGGGGGAGGATCCAGGTCTGGAGCATGGCGCCGGTCTTGCCGTTGGCCGATCCCTGACTGAGACCGGTAACGATGCAAACGATCGGCGTGCCATCGAAGGGGGAGACCCCCTCCCATAGGACCCGGCCGTTGGGGTTGATTGTCATGGCGTGACGGCTTGCGATGAGCCGCGAGAAGGAACTGAATTCGCCGGCTCGGTGACCGACAGATCCAACTTAACCGATCTGACCGAGCTGTCAAATCCGCCGCCGTTTTCGTGTCGAATCGCTGACAAACCCTGCTGTGACTGGAATGTAAAGCGCTTCATGAAGCCGTTGTAACACTGTTACAAACCCGTTACACAGGGTCTTTTTTTTCCTACAACGTAAACTTTTGTGACGAGGCCGCCAGATGTCTCTCCAATTTATTTCCCCTTTTCGACCTCAATATAGGCCATTTAGGGGGATCGCGCAATAAGGAGTTGAGTCAATTTAAACTGAAGAATATCGTGGTAAATAGAGATAGTTATGCCCGTATCTCCGGCAGACTTTGAGTTTTATTCCCGGATGACCGGGCAGCCCATTCCTAACACTCCGGCAGGGCGAATGGCTATTGCGCCCCAGGTGTACAACATGCGTCGGGGTGGCGGTGGTTTTGGCCGTTTTCTGCGTGGTGCCGCAAAAGGTGCATTAGCAGCAGGTGCTCTTGCTGGTGCAGGCGCTTTGGCGTTGGCCACTCAGGAAGAGATGGCTAAAAAGCCTAGTGCTCCACAGACTGAAGCCAAGCCAACCGAAAATGTTGATCTTGATTCGGATCTTCCTAAGACTGTTCGAGCCAGTGCTTTGCGCGATGAAGCAGACCGTTTATCTGCAAGTGTTTTAGGTACGAATAGAGGGGCGCAGATGTCTGCCCCTGATTTAACTGCAAGTCCTTCATCCAGTGGGCCTCAAGTATTAAGTGGTGACGCACTTGATGCTGCAGAGGCAGCAGTCTTCGATGACCCCAGGGTCCTGATTGGTGAACCTTTACGGAATCGCATCTCTGGACAAACCCAAGTTCCTCAGGCTGATCCGAATGTTGCAAATGAAAGCCGTGGTGCTCAACTCGCATCAACAAGTGAACCAACTCAGCCTCGTGTTGAGGTAAGACAGCAACCATCCTCTGGGGTTCAGGTTACTGATCTTTCGAACGTAGCGGCAAAAGATTACACTCAGCCGTCTCGTATGGCTGCAGTGACCCCCGGCTTCAAAGATCTCGGTATTGAGCAACGACAATTTGACTATGGTCCTATAGAAAAAGCTACTGACCCAGTCGAAAGCGCAGGACTCCAGGCTGTTGAGTTACAGGATGCCACGCCTCATGGCAGTCCTTTTCAAGATCCTGAATCTTTCGAAATATCTAGGAAAGAGGGTGTTGCAGCGCGACAAGACATCAAAGCTGGCAATAAACCCTTCTTGAGGGAATATATCTCCCTGCCCGGCACCAATTACGAGGGTATTGAATTTTACCCAGAGGAAGTTGGCGAGGGCGGCATAAGCGCTGCAAAGGTAACTTTTAAGAAGACCCCTGATCAGGCGTACACCTATCAAGTTTCACCACAGGGTTTACAAACTCTCAAAAATGTTGCATATGGCGGGCAACCAATCGGGGAGTCCGGCACGAAATTTATGAAAGGCATGGAGTCACGTGGTGAGCTAATCAATCCAGTTGACGCGCTCTTGCAAAGCAGTACTCCAGCGCAGGCTGCTCCTAAACAGGCTGCAAGCAAATCCCCTGTAGAACTTGCTAAGCAGATGGTTTCCGATGCAGGTAAATCAGTTGTCGGTGCTGTTCTTGGGGGAATGGCTAGAAAAAAAGTTAATCCCCGTGAGGAACAGATCCGTCGTGATGTTGATCGGAGCCTCGGACGCTTTACTCCTGAACAGAAAGAAGCTGAGGTACAACGCCGCTTAGGTCAATAATAAGTACGGAGTAATATATTCATATATACTCTGAAACCATGTCCTTCCTCGAACCGGTCATTGCGTCTATTCTTGGCGCAGCGGTCACTGCTTTGGCGGTGTTCCTGAAGAAGAACCTGACCGCAAGAGCCATCCTTAAGTATGGCCCGTTGGTGCAAAAAGCCTACGACATCATCGACCCTGTTCTCGATAAGAACCTGGGTAATTGGAACGGCTCGAAAGTTGATAAAGCTTTTGAGTTAGCCATCGAATCTGTCTCCGATGGTGAGCTTTCCAGTGACGAAATCAAGAAGCTGGCTGTGCATATGGCACAAGCATGGCTTCCTGGTGCAGCTGCTGAGAAAGTGCGTCTCCTTGAAGAAAGTGGCATGCCTGCCGAACAACGCAAGGCTGCTGAAGAGATCACCGCAAAGGTCAACACTGCCTCCTAATAATGGTTACTTTTAACCGAAGAACAAATCAGTCCGACGAAAAATTTCTATCCGGAGATCGGGTCCATAAGGGGACTTTGGGGCCGAATCGCGAGACGGATGGATTCGACGGTTTTGCAGCCAAGCTCCGTAGTGAGAATCCTCGCTACGAAGATTTTTATCGTGGCAGCCGCACATTTAACGATGTTGCGGGTATGTCACAGATGAAAATTGATCAGGCTGCAACAAGCTCTGAGCCTACTTTCGCGAATGAGGGTGACAACAGTTTCGCTCGTGATTTTTTAGCGAAATATAGTGAGGGCGTTCAACGGGGATTTGTAGCTGAAGAAGAGGCCGTGGGTCCGGATAGGTTAGCTAGAATAGCTTCACAACCTGCAACAGCTGCTTCTAATGAAAGCAGCCCGGAGACTGCTGGTAAGTTCCCCGGTGCTAGCGGAGTTAATGTTTGATGAAAGAATTAATTAGACCAGCTGGGGAAGTTCTCCTTAAATTTTTAGAGTCTGAACAAGGCCGCAAAGCTTTAGGCAAAACAGCCGAAGCTGGCATGGCAGCCGCAAAAGTTGCTGGTGAGGGGTTAGGCAAGTTTGGTCTTAGGTCTGGATTAGCTACTGAAAGTGCTGTTCTTAAAGGGGCACCTGTCGCACGTGATTTTGCTGAGCAATTTGTCGGTAGACAAGGTGTTGTCGGTAAGGCTGCAAAAGCAGTATCTTCAGTAACCGATGATCAGATCACAAAAGCTGCTGGAACTTTAGGAGCAATCGCAAATCCTGTTTCACAAGCAGTGGCTGTTGGAGCACCTCTTGCCCTGGCGAGTGGGATGATGGAACGACCAGAAACTGCCTACACCGCAGCCATGGATACGATCGCTGCTCGTGAGGCTTCGGCCTACGGAATCATCGATGCCAAGCTCCAGGCTGATGCAGCCCGCCAACTTGGTAATCAGGAACTCGCCGCACAGAAGTTCCAACAGTCGCTTTTTTTACAGGAGCAGCGCCAGCAACACGACATGATGATTGCCCAGGCGCGTGCAGAGGCTCGTACTCCGCGCAATCAACCAATGTCCGGCGCTGGTCTCTTTGACCCGATGGCAATGGGACAACAAATTTACGGTGGAACCCCTCAGTATTGATTTATCATGCCAAAGTTCGATCCCTACGACTACAACGTAACTGGAAGCGTTTTTTATCCAGGTAAATACGGAAGCCCCAGTCCCGCCCCTTCTCCTGCGACCAAACCAAAAACTTACGACGACATGCCGGCTGGGCAGAAGTACGCCGACATGGCGAAGCTCTTTGGAGATTCATTTGGTGGAGGGTTTAAAAATTATGATCCACAAGCTGCGGCTTTTGAGTCTTTAGCAAAGAAACCTTTCGGCGGCAGATCTATTCCAGGTAGCACTACAAGACTGGCGGGTGGTTTAACAATGAGAACACCCAGAGCTTTTGAGCCGATTGTTACTCCGGGCGCTGGCGGAGGTTATCAAGGTAAATCCACGGGCCAACGTCTTGCCGGTGCTGCCATGGGAGGTCTTCAAGGTGCCGCTACAGGCGCATCGATTGGAGCAGCTGGTGGCCCGATTGGTGCAGGAGCAGGCGCACTTATTGGTGCTCTTGGTGGATTCTTTAGCTGATCCAAAAGTTACCTAACTTAAACTAATTAACATAAGAAGAAGTATTTAGAACATGGCTGCTCCGTTAGCAATCGCACCCTTACTCGCTGGAGCCGGTAAATTTGCATTAGGTAAGCTTCCCTTAATTATGGGAGCGGGAGCCGCTTTACCCTCACTCCGTCAAGGACGCCCAATAGATGCACTCATGCAAGGTGGTCTCGGTTACCTAGGCGGCAGTGCTCTCGGGGGAACTGCGGGTCGCCTTGTTCCTCGAATGGCCGGAGGTTTATCGAGTGCTGTTCAAAAAATGGCTCCAGGAATGGCTACAAAATTAGGAGCTGATCTCTTGCCCGCAGCAGCTGGAGTCAGTGCTCTTGGTTTAGGAGCTGGTGCTTTGGCCCTAGGTGGCGCAATGAATCCAGCATCTTCCGGGGTTGTACAAGGCGCACAACAAGGTTTAGGCAGCGCAGGCCAGCTTGGCGCTGGTTTGATCGGTTACACCGCTGACGGCAAGCCCGTTTACGGTGGCGCCGCATTACCTCCCGGCATGGGTCAGTACGGACCGACTTCTCCTTACGGCGGCCCACTGGATGTCCTTGGACCCGCTGGCATGGGTCAACGACTCGACACCCTGAAGACTGCACAGACTCAGCGTGATGTCCTTCGCACCCTGCTGCCTGAAATTGAAGCCGCCTCTGAGGCTCGCTCCAAGAAAGAGCTCGAGCGTCAAATGGCTGCCGCTGGCATCCGCCAGAACATTGCTACTCGTGCGGCAATGCAGCAAGCTGCTCAAGCCGCCGGCCTGAAGGCAGGTTTAGGTGCCATGCAGCAAGCTGGCGATGCCCTGACCCGCCAATATCAATATCAGTGATATGGCAACTGAACAACAACGTCTTGAACAACTAAGAGCACGTTATAACGCTCTGCGCGATCAAGCTCTTATTTTGGGAGTTGGCGACACGACTAGCGGTGGCCTGGAGTTGTCTACAGGACAACGACTCTCCAAACAGAACATGCTGGAGAGAGTATTAGGGATTAATGCACCAGAGCCTTTTACTGTCGGTGACTACGAGCAAGGCATCACACAACTAATTCCTGTTGTTGAGCAGGCAAGTGTTGCAAAACAAGATGCAGCTTTCGACAGGGATCTGACTAGAAGAATGCAGGCCCTTCAAGCTTACGGGCAAGGTGATGCATTTGATCCTGATTCTATGCGACAAGCAGGGCAGATAGCACTCGAACTACAGGAACAGGCAGAACCTCTGTATCAACAGAGGCGGGAAAGGGAATCTGCCCGTAATATCAGGCAGATGCAGCAGCAGCTCCAAACTGCACTGCCGTACATCGATGAAGCTCAGTCCCGCTCAGTCCAGCGTAACCTGGCAGCAAGCGAGCGCTTCAAGGCATTTAAGGAACAGTTGCCCACGACAATTCAAGACATCATGTCGGCAAAGCAGCAACAAATTCAGACTGCCTCCGATGCATTCTTGAAACAAGCACAAGCAGCTGCAACTCAACAACAAGCTGCTTCCGGATTTGCCAGCCTTGGTACTGGCCGTCGGTTCGGGTAATCTAAAATTATCAAATACGAGAGATAATTATGGGCTCCAGACCTAAGCCGCCACCGCCGCCAACTATTGTTTATGCACCGCCCCCGCCGCCGCCAACGGTGACGCAGGCTCCCTCGCAATCTTTGCAGACGCAGACTGCACTGAATGAGGTTAGTGGTAAGCAAACCCGGCTCAACATGGAGCTTGGCGCCCAACTCGACCGAACGAACGCTGATTTCTTTGCTGGTCAGGACATCCGCCGCACGCAAGCTACTGCTGCTGAGCAGCGTCTCACACAGCAGGATCAGTATCGCTTAGAGACTGACCTTACTCGTGTCAGGGGCCAAGAAGAAAGAGCTCAAACTGTTGAGACAGGTGCTCAATATCGTCGCGGCCTTGAGACTGCTGGAACCGAGACCCGTGCGACCAGGCGAGTTGAGGGTGAAGAACAGCGTGCTGGGATCAGAGAAACCGGCAGTGAAACTCGAGCAACTGACTTGCAACGAGAGATGTTCCGGCGCTATAAAGAGAACAGGGATTTCGAGCAGGCGCAAAGCCAATATCGAGCATGATTGATTGGATTCACTCTCTTACCGAAAAAGACCGTGAATCCTTTCTAGCTTTCTGCAAACGAGCAGGAACTCCCATCCAGATCTATCTTTACGCCCGTTTCTTAGGCTTCACTGGATCAATCGTTGAGTGTGACGAGTGGTCTAAGCAGGAGTATAAGAAGCGGGATTTTTCTGGCGTTCTGGAGATGGAGATCGATGCCATGACCATGGACATCTCTAAGTTGCGAGATGCGATCGATATGGGAATGGTGAAACAGGATATGGGCGCCTCACGCATCGCGATGATGCAGAAGGAACTGCGGGGCACAATCAAGCAGTTGAATGACGAGAAAATCCTTCTTGATAAGCAAGGGTTGATCCTCGCTGGTGCAGACCGTGCGATTAGGGAGATGCTTACAATCTTCCGCGATGATCCGATCGAGGGGCCGCTGCAAGAGGCCTCGATGGGTGTGTGGACAAAGATCTTCCAAGAGGAGTCTTAGTAGACTGAGAAAAAGTTTTTAGATACATGCCTTTAGTTGATCCTTATAACGATAGATATATTGATGAGAAAGGTAATGTAATCGGCGTCCGTTATGACGGCCCCGTCGGTGATATGCGGCGTACTGAGTACAACCTTGGCGTAGGTGGTACAGGACAAGTTTCTCGTAACCCATTTGATGTGATTACACCTCCTGGGTCTACAGAGCACGGTGGGATGGATATTTTGACTCCTCCCGGATCTACGCAGCAAGGTGGATTAGAACCTATTACACCACCTGAAAAGAAGGATATGAATTCATCTTACAAAGACATCTTTCAACAACTTTTTATGAAAGCACTTGCAGAAGAAGAACAAAGAGAAAAAGAAAGACGTCAATGATTCATGACGCTATGCTTTGAGCATGGCAGGAACAAGCATTCATAGCGTATATCGAAGGACTGCACGTGCTGCAGCACAACAACGTATTGTTAAGAAGACATCAAACATAGACATAGAACGAGCAAGGACAGATTTTGCATATTTCTGTGATGTTGTAGGTGATAAACCACCTGCGGAGCACCATAAAGAATGGCATAAATATCTTTGTACGGGACAGGACAGTGAATGCCTCATTGGTATCGGTGGACCCAACATCGATATCCTCGCCCCACGAGGTAGCGCTAAATCCACGATCCTCGGCCTCTACACGGCGTGGGCTGTTGGTGTGCATGCCCTGGCGCGAAAACCTTTGAAAATCCTCTACATCTCCTACACGGTGGATGTGGCCAGGCCCAAGAGCGCAGCAATCAAAAGGATCATCGAGGAGAGTAAGGCATACAAGGAGATCTTCCCCACGGTAAAGATCGCCAAAGGCATCAACTCAAACGAGTACTGGAGTATTGATTGGAAGTTCGCCGGAATCCGGACAGCAGGTGAGGAAGAGTTCACGGTCTGTTGTGCAGGTCTTAAAGGTGCCGTGACCTCCAAGCGTTCACACCTCTGCATCATCGATGACGCGATCAAGAGTGCGGACGACATCAAGAACAGGGATATCCGCCAGGCCATGGAGGACAACTGGAATTCAGTCATCGTGCCAACCATGTTCGAAGGTGGACGTGCGATCTGTCTAGGAACCCGCTTCCGTCATGACGACATCCACAACTCCACGTTCATTCCGGCCAACGACTGGGTGCAGATCGTCCAGTCTGCAATCTCCGTCGACGGTAACGGAGACGAACAGTCCTATTGGCCTGAGATGTGGTCTCTCGATTATCTGCGCGACCGACGTCGTCAAGCTCCCGTCGCCTTCAGCTTTCAGTACCAAAACCAAGTTGTACAAACGAGCGAGCTTTCGCTCTCCCCCGATCTAATCGTCAAAGGCCCAATCTCCAAAGAGTTCGACTGTATAGGAGTCGGCGTTGACCTTTCTGCCGGAGTTCGTGAACGTAACGACTACACGGTCTTCGTGATGGGTGGGCGAGTGGGAGGGAAGATTCACATTATTGATTGCAAGCGCTTGAGGATCATGGGGAACCTTGAGAAACTTGATGCAATCATGGAAATGATGGAGGAGTGGGGGATTGTCCATAAAGAACGAGATCAGTATTTTCCGACAGGCAATACAGTTGAAATCTGGTCAGAAGCTGTGGCATACCAGGCTTCATTAGAAGCTGACTTCAAAAGGATCTGCCAAGGAGAGCATGGTCTTTACAACTTGAACTGGCACCCGGTCAAAGGCTTCAGAGGCGACAAAGTTGCACGTTTCCGGGGGATCATGGGTCTTTTCGAGCAACGGAAAATAATTTTCAATAAATATCGCAAGTTTCAAGCACTGACGGATGAGATCGTGAACTTTGGCGTCAGCTCACATGATGATTGCGTCGATGCCCTTGTCTGGCTGTGCAATGGACTAATGACACGAGGAAAACTAGAGTTAGAGTATTGACGATTTAAACTATAGATATTCCACGCGATGTCTCCCAGCTACTACGAAGTAGAACTTGAGCAGGATGCTTATGGTTCTGCCATCTTGCCTTTACCGGATGAACTTTGCCACGACATGGCTCTGCAACCAAACGAACGTTTTGATGTGGAAGTCGAAGACGGCACAATTATTTTCAAAAGGCTGGAAGCTGGGTACGATATTGATCAGTAGACCTCTTAAACAGAATGGGCGATAGTGCTAAATCACAGCTTGACTCTATCCTTAAATCGGTAGTCTCACGCGACAGTACAGGCCCTGCGGACACCATGCTGGTGAACGCCCACCTGTCCCAAATGAAAATGTTTGGGATTCGCCAAGGTGTGGAGTTCTATCCGATGCAGGACAACTTCGGCACCCAGCGTTACGACTTTATCCAACAGGTCATCAAGTTCAACAAGCTCGACGCACGTTTAGATTCAATCTGGGATAGATTTCTTGCTTACGGAAAAGGCCTTTTTTATATCCGACCCACACAGAAAACTTATCGAATTTATTGGTTTGATAAGGATTCCTATCGTACTTATTACTCTCCAGAGGGTGACCTAGAAGAAGTTATCATCATCTATCCCTACAAAGTTAAGTCATCACGTGGCTTTGGGGGAGTAGGTCTTAATACGGACAAACGATACATGCGTCTCCGCATCACAGCAGAGACCATTGAAGAAAATCATAGCGAGCAGGAGATCAGCTTCGACAATCCTGCAATGGACTTTCCTTTTACTGAGAAGAAAGTTCTTAAAAACACCATGGAGTTTATTCCATGCGTGGAAGTTCTGAACAATCCTGATGCTTTCGGCACTGAGGGTTCCGGTGAATTTGAATGGCTGGCAAATCAGATTGTCGCCCATGACGAGATGGTCAAGAACATCAGGGCAAACCTGTCGTTCTTTGGAAATCCCACACTGCTTTCGTCGCGGCCAAAGCAAGACATTGTTGAGGCTGATGGTGGCGATACACCTCAACGGCCTAGCATCTCAAGCCAATCTGGATTCGAATCAGAGTTTTTCCTATCTAGTTCCACTTTTAAGCAAGACAACGTAACCCGTAATTCACCTGGATATATCGGTAAGCCAGGATCAGGAATGCGTGTTCCTAGAGTCATTGCAAACCTAGAGCCGACTGACCGAGTTGGATTTATTACGCCGAATGCAGTCAGCACCGATCAGGCGCGATACGCAGAGCAACTACGCAATGAAATCCGTTTGGCTCTGGGTGGTATTGATGACCTCAGTATTACTAACGTAACCGCGACTGAATACAAGTCGGCATACGGGCGTGTCAGCGCAACTGCGAAGAAAAAGTGCTTACAACTTTATACATACGGCATTAACAGGTGCCTTGAGTTGATCATCTTCCAGGAAGAGCAGATCTTCCGTAAGTCACTGGCTTATGAAAGTGGTATCAAATATCCGGAGCTCCCTGAGGATCCCGATGATAAAGCACTCGAGAAATATGATCGGGCCAAAGCTAGATATGAGAAAAAATTAGAAGCCGCAATCAACAAAGCAATTGAAGAGCAAGACATTCCACCTGGAGTTCTTGGTCTTGCGCCAGATGGTGACAGAACTGTCCTCTGGCGTTGGTTGGGACCTGTGTATGAAGATACAACACAGGATAAACTCAACCAGTCTATTTTCACCAGAAACTTGCAAGAGTTAGGTGTTGATAGCATTGAAGCACTGAAGTATCTATTCCCTTCTAAAACGGATGATGAGATCGCGGGCATGCTCTCCGGTTTCCCATTCCGTGTGGTAGGGGAAGTACAGAGGGCTTACTCCGCTTTTATTGATCTAATCAATCAAGAAATGCGGACACCACATCCGCAACAGCCAAATCTTCCAATGGCGGCGGATCCGAGACTTGATCTCACCCCCTTCCTTTATCGCACACTCGAAAGCCTACAAAAAGAGGTAACTTATGCAGGCCGATACCGCAATGCCGACCCAATCGGCACCCCAAGTATCCCCGACCCAACCGACCAGCTACGCGGCACCGGCACAGACGGCGGCCCAAGCTCCGGTGGTTTCGACCAATCAGCAATGGGTGGCACCCTACCAACAGGTGACGGCCCCAGCCCCGCAAATGCCGGCCCAGATGGCAGCCCAAGCGCCGGTCTCAACCCCTACTCAGTACAGCTCCCAAGCACCCCAGGCGCCCCAACAACAGGACAACCCTTACAAGGAAGCGTTCAACCGGGTGGTGGGACTCCTGAGTTCGCCCGTCCAATTCCCCAACCTGGCTCAACAATCGAGTCAGACCCAGGGAATCGACCCGGCCAGCTACGGTTCCCAACAAACAACCCAGTTCAACAACCTGGGGACGCAGACCTCTACGCCTGGGATCAACAACAACCCGGCATTTTCCAGCAACTCTTCCCAAACTTCGCTGGAAATTACCCCGGACCAACTCCGGGCAAACGGAGTAAGCGAGGCAAGTCTTGAGGTTATTGATCACTTCGGCCCTGATGCTGCTGCGATCGTCAACAAGTATGCCTGCGATGTTGAGGATGCTCTCATCCAGACCAACCAGCAGCTGATCCAAGCTTGTGAACTGCTCCAGGAGCTCTCCAACGAGCACAAGGCTTACGAGTCAATCCTGACTGACCCTGACATTCTTGCCGACTACACCTGTGAGTTCTTCGGTGAGAACGGCCCTCACCCTGTTGTTGACGAGCCCGCCGCTCCTCAAATGCAGGCCGTTGGTCAACAGTTCCAGCAGCAGGCTGCTGCTCCTCAGCAGGTCGCCCCTCAGCGCCCTCAAATGCCTGTTCCTCCCCAGCCTCAAGCTCAAGCCAACGCTGGTGACTTCTGGAACAGCTTCGGTAACCTGGCCGACCGCGACCCCTCTAACGCCTGGCGCTATCTGAACACCGCTTCTCAGAATCCTGAGGTGTTCCGTAACAAGCTCCTGGTTATGGAGTGATAACTGTATATAAACAGTTCTAGAATAAGGGGGTAGGTGAAACTGCCCCCATATTTTTTATTTAACATGGCAAAAAAGAAGGCAGGAGCAAGAGAAAAAGCTGATAAGTTTCTGGCGGCAATCGGTACTGCTGGTGGTCCGATTGGTGCTCCCGGTCTTGTTCAATTTGGTGCTGGCGACACTTCGCGTCAGGTCATGTCTGGCAATGTCGATGAGTACGCTTCCATTCGAATGCAGGACATGCAAACTCAAGTTGGAAGCCCTAATGCTCCTCAGCCCCGGATGCCTCGCGATCTCGATAACTCTTATCTCAAGCTCAATCTTCCCGGTTCTCCTCTGCCAGCTAATGGCTTGTTAGCTCCCCGTGGTGTTAGCCAGGCTGACATGATCCAGGACCAAATCGGCATGCAAATGCAATACGCACTGATGCCAAACATGCCTGTCACTGGTCAATTGCCAGTGGGATATCCTCCTATGCCTAATCAAAAAGGAAAGAAATGATGGACAACAACAAAGCCAAGAAAGCAGTAGAACTTGCCATGATGGCAAAGCTGATGGCTGATGCGTCACCCATTAATCCTGAGGTTCAGGCAGCGGCACCTGCACTGCAACCGGCTATTTATAATCCACGTAGCCGTATGGGTACTGTGCCTGCAAACATGTACAGCCCTGGCAACATGATGGACGGTTCACCGTTGGGTGAAGCCCGTGCAGTTGCTCGTGAATTAATGCCTTAAAGGTCAACACTATGGGCAAAAATTTTAAAGGAACACTTGAAAGGGGACGCGAGGGCGCAGAGCAAGGCGGCATCCCTGGCATGGTAGAGGGCTTACAAGATGGGTTTAGAGGTATTCCCAAACCAGAGCCACCGAGAATGGCAGGCGAGGCTATGCCAAGTTATCGATCAGACAAGACTGGCATTTCTTCAAGCGGATCACGCGCTGTAACTTCTGGTAGAGAATATCGAAAGCTAGGAAAATTCCAATAAAAAAGAAGCCTTCAATAATCCAGGTTGATAAAGCATTGCTATAATTTTTTGTAATGGAATGAAAATTTCCATATTCAGAGGATTTTTGTCCTCAAGTATCAGCGCTTAAAATTTAGCTGAGAAATTACTATGTTCATCGATAACGACTTTCCCAAGCTGTTGGGTGCGGAACTGTACCGCCCCCACCCGGCTTATGTCGTGGAGATGGCTTGCGAGCCCGTCGTAGTCCACGACTTCACCAAGCAGCCTGGTCAAACCGTGCAGCTGGATCGTTACCGCTTCTTCGGTAACCCCGGCACCAAGACCAGCCGCGAGCGTACCCAAGACCAGACGATCGGAACTGCCAACAGCCGTTCTATCGTGAAGGACAAGGTGCTTGTGTCTCTGCGTGAGTACACCGGCCCTGCCGATCCGAACAACACCAACCTCCCGAGCACCTTCAAGATTGCTCGCGAGACCCTGATGACCGCTCAGCGTCTTCTGCTGGACACCGGGAACCTCAACATGTTCCACCAGTCCATCGGTTCGCTGACTCTGCTCGACGACTATCGTCGTTGGCGCGATCGGGTGTTCCTGGACGAACTCTTCAAGTCTGAGTCCCGTGGTCAGTCAAGCGATACCCAAGGTGGTTACTACTACCCCAACGGTAAGAGCAAAACTGGTGTCACCGTTGATACCTATACCGCTGCTGAATTCGCTGCTGAGCGCTATAAGTTCAACGTTAAGACCGACCTTCTCGAGGTTGTCAAGAGCCTGCGTAAGCGTAACGTTCCTGTGTTCCAGGACGGCTACTACCGCTGTATCGCTGATCCCTCCTTCATGAAGGATCTGCGTGCTGATCAAGGCTTCCGCGAGGTTGCTCGTTACCCCGGTATGGGCGCACCCAACCCTCTGATGGGTATGGCTTCCCCCAACGCCGCTGTGTACCAAGGCGGTCAGTACGGCCAAGCTCAATTCGTGGCTGGCGAACCTGTGATGCCTTCCGGCTTTGTGTTTGAAGGTGTTCGCTTCTTCGAGACCACCAACATGCCCAGCAAGACCGCAACTGTCAACTACGGCGACGGTTCTGGCGCTGTGACTGATCGTTCAACTCCCCCCGGACTGTTCTTCGGTCCTCAGGCAGTTGGTGTTGGTATTGGTGGCCCGAACGCTCAAGTTCTCATCAACAACAACGACGACTTCAGCCGCTTCATCATCCTCATTTGGCAGCTGTACGCAGGTTTCGCGAACCTGAATAAGGACTTCGTGACTACTGCCTTCACTATCGTCGATCCTTGAGGAGGTATAACTAAATGGCATCTTACACTGCTGAAAAGGGCGCTATCCTGCACCCTGGAAATCAAATTAACCGCCTGTCCTCCTACAACACTGAAGGTGTTTATGGTTGGCCTGGCATCGAGGCTTACGAGCTTATTGGTTATGCCAAAATTACCAATAAGTCCGGCACTAAAGCCGACTTCAAAACCCTGGATCTGATCGTCCCCTCTCCTGATCGTCGTCCTGATGATCGCGTGCGCGATGATCGTACTTCCATGGTTGTTCAGGCTAGTACTGCACGTCCTGCCTACATCTATGGCGTTTCTCTCGCCATTGGTCAAGACAGCCCTAGCGCTGGTGAGCCCTCTTACCCCGCTTCTCCGCTGACCGCTGACATCCAAGGCACCAACACCGAGGTACTTTGCTTAGGTGGCGACAACTCCGGCGCTCCTGGCCTGCCTGCTTCTACTGTCACGAACGGCCTTCGTGCCGCCGGTGCAAGCCTGACCATCGGTGCTTCCGGCATCGCTCAGGGCACCAGTGACGTTTCTGCTGGTCATGCTCCTTTCCTGACCTCCATCACCAACTCAGGTTCTACCTACACTGGTGCTGACTTTGCTGATGCAATGATGTTTGAGGCCACGTCTGATTTGACGTTCAAGGTCTTCAACATGAACGCTGTGGCAAACACCGGTGCTGCTAACGGTGACGGTGTGTTCATCTCCGACGCCGACGCTGATGCTGGCAAAGCTGCTTACGTCATCGCTCGTGTTAACTACCTGCGTCCCGCAGCTGCAGCTACCTTCAACGACATTGTTGGTATGCTGGACTTTGCTTCCCAAGTGGGCGGCACCGACAGCTGATTTTTCGTTACCTCTTTCATACGGCGGGTCACTACGACCCGCTTTTTTATTGCTTGTAAGTATTTACTTTGGTAGGCTATATCAGTAATTAAAGGTAGTCATGCTCTATCAAAACCGTATCACAGGAGGATTAGTTGAGGTCGTCTCTCAGCATGGAGAAGGCATCCTTATGTGTCTAGATGCAAATGAAGAAGTTATTTACATCGACGAAAGCGATCTTACTCCGCACCTCGATGCGACCATGGAGCAAGAGCGCAATGAAACGCGCCTGACAGAATCTTTGGCTTCGGAGGGTGTAAAGCCGGCCAAGCCCTCGAAGAAAGAAACCTTTCCTATTGACACTAGAGTAAATATTAACCTCGCCTCAGCACGTCAAATTGCAGACGCCCTTCCGGGAGTTGGTCTAAAGACTGCACGCGATATTAAGGACTTGCAACTCACCCTGCCTGGTGAGCGTTTCTCACGTCTTGAGCAATTGAAAGGCGTGAAGCGTGTTGATTGGGAAGAGATTTTCAAAGAGAATCTTGTCCGCGTTGAGTGATTATTGGCGCGTGTTAATCTGTTATTGGTGCATATAGTCTTTGCACGCTAATGCGAAGGTGAGCATTAATGAAGCTTGATACTTTCTTAAAGTCAAAAGTACGCTGGCATTTGGGGTACAACACTACGTCGATTCCTGCTGGCGATTTGGCACGATTAGAAGAGGCATTAGATAACGTACCAGATTCGTTTTGGTACTCCAAGATTGTCGAACAGGTTGAGCGGTGCGACGAGGCTGAAAAGCGCACCGATATGACCGGCACTATGAATAACTCAACCGTTCCACGGGGACGTGTTGAGTCAATCGCCGGTGACGTTGATCGTACTATTGCAACCACGGATTTCAAGGAGACATTGAAAACGTGGACGCAGATTTATATGTACGAGACTGATCGTTTGGCGTTGCACTTATATGTACCTAATTATAGAAATCCTGAGCAAGCTCGTTACAGGTTCAACAGGGAAGGTGCGGAATTTATCCAGGCTCTTCCTGGTCCTGCTGATGTTGCTGTCGGCACCCGCCTCCTTCTCGAAACCAACCACCGATAATATGGCTAAACAGATAACTCGAGCTCAGCTTGCCGGGCTTCTTAG